ATGGGTTTTACGAGAGCCCGTAGGTATGCTAATCATGCCAGTGGACGGAAGTACGATGAAGTTTCTGGTGACACCAGACCCCAAGAGAAAGATTGGCGAACCAATGAAAAGTCCAAGGCTGCTGCCGTATTTAAAAAGGTTAGAGACTTGGCTGCCTATGATCAAACCTATAAAGAAATGAGAAAAGAGTGGAGGTCAAATGAATGAATTTTATTTACTCTGCACCTAATGCTCTTAGTGAGAAACAGTGTAATAGAATAATTAAATATTTTGAATTGCACCCTGAGTTTCATCAGCAAGGCACCACTCAGGATCCTAAAGGTCTTCATGATCATAAACAATCTATTGATTGGTGTAAGGATTTTAACGATGAAGACGCAGTAGATCTAATGATTGAAGGTGTTGTGAAAGAGCATACTGATAATTATGTGAAGAAGTTTAAAGGAATAAATTATAGTAACAACCGATCATTCATGATCGATCCTCTTTATAATCTTCAGAAATATAATCCTGGAGGTGGATTCAAAGGATGGCATCATGAATATGATTGCTTTACTCAACCTCCTAGACTTCTTGCATGGATGATCTATTTGAATACTGTACCTGACGGGGGTACAATGTTCTTAGACCAAGACATGACCATTGACGCAGAGGTTGGAAAGTTGTTAATATGGCCTGCATACTGGACACATACACACAAGAGTCAAGTAAGCGAAACCTCAGAAAAGTACATAGCGACAGGATGGCATGTCTACACAAAACAGAGTGATGACTGGACTATATGATAGTATTGGTCAACACATTTTCTACACGTTAGGAAAACGTGTCGATACTGCAAGTGCATATGATTTTTATATGGCACTTTGTTACGCAGTAAAGGATCGGATGATGGAACTTCATCTGACTCAGTTAGATAAGTCGGAGAATACAAAACAAGTTGCGTACTTGTCCGCAGAATTTTTGATTGGACCACAGTTAGGAAATAATCTTGTCAACCTTGGTATTCAAGAGGAAGCCAGACAGGCATTGGAACAGTATGACCTCACTCTTGATGAGGTTCTAGAGAAGTCAGAGGAACCTGGACTGGGTAATGGAGGTCTTGGTCGTCTG